GACTCACATATTCAAACTTGAATGGCGGAGAGTAGAGTCGCCATGAACCTCGATGACCTCATAGCTGATGCGGTCAAGCGTAAGGAGGTGAAAGCTCCCAAGCGTGCCGCCAAAACTAAAGCAGCAATTAAACGTACTGCAGAGGAAATGCGCTTTGCAACGCTTGAACGCTGTATCCCTGAATCTGTTCACCTCCACACCACGAATCAACTTTGTAAGTGTGGTGCGAGATACGAGGCAGTTAATAATATACCCCTTGTTAAGTGTGTTGGTATATCTGTCACACATTTTAGACCTGAAGAAGATTTAACTGACTTCAGTAAACTTCCAATCTTCGTTGAAACTCGATTAGTCGAAATACCTTACTGTGCAGCGTGTCTTACAGGAGCAACATTTATAACACTTGAACCTGAAGATGAACCTATCCATATTAAGAATAGTGAATTCAAAGAACTTTATGATACGATCTACAGCACAGGAATTGAGACTTATGTCGATGATGAGGACAGATAAGGTGTATCGAATTAAGACAATTTACCCTCAATCCGGATATTACAGTAGGCGACACGCCTTTGAAGGTGAACTTGTACACTGTGCAAGTCACAAGGATCAATTTAGCTATCCTCGATTTAATCCTGACTGGCCAGAAAACCTTTATCATGCACTAGTACAGGTATGCTCGGGTTTCTGGCGTGGTCAGAAGATTCTTTTAACTTATTTTACAGCAGACATAGAAGATATGGAATTTTGTAGCTGTAAAGTATATCAGTTCCCACATAAACGAGGAGGTGGAAAATGCCGTTCTTGAACGGACAACAAGCCTTTTGCGGGTATTGTAAAGAACCTTGTAATGTTAAGTGGGTAGATGATGGTCTCGGTCCTACTGAGTTTTGGGGTATAAAGAGTTGGTATGAAGATTGGAACCCGTACAGCGACTGCTGTGACGATTCTCTTTGGGCTACTCCTGAATGTATCGTCGAGTTCGATATACGTGATTGGGAACCTGACTTTATGGAGCCAGATCATGACGACTAAATATGAAGATGAACCAAAGGGTTATCTCCGTCCTACAGAAATGGAGATATTTGATCTAACCACAGGTATTGGTAGAGGCGTATCTCTAACCTTTATTCATACTCTTGATTCCGAACGTAAGGCTGTAGCAACAATACCTCTTGCAGATGCAACTCATGAATGGCCTCTTAGAATATTCTTACAGTTTAATGCTGACTATCCTGAGGCTATACAACATACGGATACGCTTAATAGCTATGTCCAGAGGTTATCCGAACATGGCTAGACGTAAACTGACACACCCGACAAAGGCTGTGACCTTTCGCATCTCAGAGTCGCTAGCAGCGAAGTTTGAATTGCTGCTACTCGACCCCGTTGCAAACCGCTCCTCGTACGGTAAGAAGTCACTTATCGTGGAGGCCTTACTTAACAAGACTATTGAGGCTATCAAGTTCGGTCGAAATGATATTGATATAGCTGATATAGTTCAACACTTTGGAGGTCGTAGTGAGCAAACACGCTCAACAGAATCAGTCAGCCTTTAGTATAGGTCGAAAAATTGGAAAAGCTATTGCAAAACAGTTTGGAGATGTTGATAATCAATTCTTTACTCATCTTGTAAAGCAATATTATACTGGTGCAAAACGCTTTCATTCTGTTATTCGACAAGCAGCTCGAATTGGTTATTATAACCAACTGGAAAAGGCGGCTAAGGCCGCACAGATAAAAGCTTATACTGATGCACTAACCGGAGACCCCGATGCCAAGTTATGAAGAAAACATGCAAAAGGTTATAGACCTTCGTGCCCAAGTCCTCGATACAGAACGAGTTGACCCTGAACCTGAAGAGGTTTGGAACGCAGTACAAGCGTTACATGCGACTCGTGGTATAGCAGCAAAGAACAAAGCTGCTAAGGTTCCTGTGATTGAGAATCTCGCTGACCTTTTCAAGAAATGAGGTGACATATGGAAGATACTTACTTAGGTGATGGTGTATATGCCAGCTTTGATGGTGATCAAATATGGCTTGATCTTTGAGGTCAGGCCTATGGTTGTAAAATTGCACTGGATCAAAATACCTTTGATAGACTTACTCAATATCGAGATGATATTTTAAAGAAGATAAATACCAATGCAGCTAACCTATGATTTCCCTGTCGCTATCGACAACACGATGCGAACCTCTTATGATGCATGTCAACGGAAGTTCCTCCTCGGTCACATCTACAACCTACGAAAGACTGATCCCTCGATGCACCTTGTCTTTGGAGGAGCCTACGCCGCAGGACTCGAGGTGGCACGTAAGGAGTTCTATGCTGGTAATACCAATAAGCCAAATTATCTTGGTAAAGCTTGTATTGCTGCAATCAAGCACTGGGATGAGGAACTTGACGACATGCTTCTTGACGAAGCTAAGAGCCTACCTAACTGTCTCGGTGCAATCTTGTATTGCTTTAAGGTCTGGCCTATGGAAGGGGATTGGCTCAGGCCAATTGAAAACGCCGATGGCTCTCCAGCTGTCGAGTTCACCTTTGCCCTACCTTTAAGCAATCTACATCCTGTGTCTGGCGACCCTATTCTTTATACGGGTCGCTTTGATATGTTCGTAGACTTTCAAGGAGCAAAGGCCATCGAGGATGATAAAACCGCTTCACAACTCGGAAACCAATGGGTTAATGGCTGGGACCTCGACTCTCAAATCACTGGATATATATGGGCCAGCCAACAAGCTGGATTTGAAGACTTAAAAACCGCAATTATTCGAGGGGTCAGTATCCTCAAATACGACTTCGGTCATGCGCAAGCTATTCAGTATCGAACGAAGTGGCATATTACAAACTGGCACAATGTGTTGCACTCTAACCTTGAAGGTATGCTGAAAGCATTCAGCTTAGGGCCGGAAGCCTTTACTCCTTCATATGGTCAAGCGTGTAAAGCCTACGGGGGCTGCCCGTATCGGGACCTATGCGATAAAGAAAACTGGGAAAAATGGATTGAACCCACCTTCAAACATTTCGTATGGGACCCTCTTGCAATATCAGGAGCAACTGATGAACGAAAATAACTTTTGGCTAGGCGCTTTTAGTATAATAGCCTTTACTATTATAACAAGTGTATTTCTTGCCACTAATTTTTACCTGGAACGCAATAGAATTGTTGCAGAAATGGTAAAGACTGGAGTAAGCCCTATTGCAGCATTATGTGCTGTAAATGATGACTATGGCAAGTATCCAACTTGCATCATCTATGTAACTAGAGAGGTATTCTGATGGACAAGATAAAAATTGATGTGAAACAAGCATCTGAATTCATGAAACTCGGTTATGAGATCGAATGTCATGTCCTTATGCCTAAAGTATTAGCTGGAAGCAAAAGAGAACGTATACCACGCCTTTTTATTTCTGAAGATACAAAATTTCGAGTATCCTTAGACCAAGAAGGGCCAAGCAAAGGAACTTATCTAGTTGCCTGGAATAAACTTAAAGAGAGGCTTTGGGTAAATGGAGATATAACCGAATATCATACCCGCGCTGAGATTGAAGTAGCTATTAAAGCTGTTAATCCTAATCTTGATCACGGCTTTTTTATGTACCTTGTTAATCGAGCAAAGTGTCTCAAGGTAGTTGAATAATGGTCTGGGGTACTACCTACACATTGCAGACCATGCACTGCCATAACGCAGAGTGTGGTCTGTCTTCTCGAAAGGTCTATCGGAACGGCAAGCCTTTAGATAGAGTTTGTCAGTTCTGCGGACACGTAGACATGTGGGAAGTATCCCTGAAAGCTTACAATGAAATGCACGCTTACTTAGAAGGAGAAACTGATGAGTAAAATTTATATAACCTTTGGCCAAGGTCATACCCATCGAGTAAATAATAAAACATTCGATTGTGACTGTGTTGCCGTAATTAATGCTATAGATGAGGAAGCTGGTCGTACTAGAGCTCATGAATTATTTGGACCTCAATGGTCTACCAGCTATACTGAAGAAATGTTTATTAAAGGAGATTTTATGAAGTATTTTCCTCGAGGTGAAATGGAGGTAGAAGGCTAATGAGTAAATATTACTTAGAGTGAAACTGGCAATGAAACCCATTTCCACTTCACCTAATGTCAAAACGCAGTTTATTTTGAATCCTTACAACCATAAGATTAGCTATACCTATCCTATTGCCGAGACACCTTCAATCGCCCTTGACGGTCGAGTCTACCAACCCGACTCATGGCTCATCTTCTGCGGACACTGTGGAGACGTGTGGGCTAAACGCTTGCTCGTCTCCAAGCTCAATGACCATTGGAATATTCGAATATGGCCTTGCCGGAAATGTGGTAACGGTTCACTCTGGGACGCATGGAATGAGCCTTGGAACAGGTCCTTACCTACGGCGCTACTGCATCGCGAAATGGACATTATCAAAGGCTGGTATGACGAAGGGATTCGTACCTATCACCAGTTCTTTCAATATAAACACTTTCGGAGAACAGTATGAAGAAAGTAATTTTTAAATATGACTTGCGTATTAACGACAGGACATTTCTAGTTCTACCTCGAGGTTCAATTCCCCTCCACGTTGATGAGCAAAATGGCGTCATTAGACTATGGGTTGAACAAGATAAAGACCCTGACCCTGAAGAAGGTATTCGTGCTAGAGCTTTTCATGTCAGGCCTACTGGAGAGCCTTTCGAGTGCGGTCTCGTTGACACTTACATCGGAACTGTCAAGGTGATACAAGGTGCTGAAATAGGGCACGTATACGAGGTGAGCTTCCAATGAGCCTATACTACTGTGAAAACTGTGATGATTACAAGGATAACGATTATTCACCATGTATGGACCTTTCTAATTTCACTAAGAAAACTGAGGATAATACAAAGCTTATCTGTGATGAATGTGCCTTAGAACTTGAAGAGGATATTAATGAAACCATTGAGACCTGAATCAGAATATGTTATATTGGATGCCAAATAGTTACAACTCAATGGAGTTAAAATGATTACAACGGAAATGTTGATTCGATGGCGGGAAGCTGTTGCCCTTTCTATAACAAGCTGTGCTGCCGAGCCAGCTATTACCGTTGCTATGCATGAAATGTATATTGAGGCTAAATGGCTTCGACGTGATAACTTGAAGCTATTAAACTCTGAAAATCTTATCGAACTGATGGCGAAATATATTTCTATTTCCTCCTCAGAGCATTATCTCGATGATGAAATGGAGAACTTATTGGTGGAGATTGAAAAACTCTCTAAACACATAAACATTAACTTGGAGCTAAACCGATGACAGATTATAAACTAACTCGAAAGCAATACAAAACAATTGTAAAAGCAAGCCAACCTGTTATGATGATTGCTTTACAGTGTGGAACCCCTTCTAGTCCGCAAGCAAATGCTAATGCAGCATGGAAAGCCCTAGGAGATGAAATAGGGTTTGACTATATGACTGTTAAGCCTATATCAGGAAAGTCTCAACGCTATTTTACTGCTCAAGCCTTGGAGGTTGATCATGCCTGAAGAATATACAATTCCTGGCTTAAAGGCCTTACTCCTTGGAGCCACCGGCTCAGGTAAAACTCATGCCCTTACGACTTTACTTGAGGCTGGTATAACCCCCTTCATTATCTTTACTGAGAATGGAATGTCCACTATCGGGAAGGTGCTAAAGGAAAAAGGGCTATCACCTGACTCTTGCAAGTGGCATTACGTAGCTCCTGCCACCCAAGACTTTAAATCCATGATTGCTATGGCTGAAAATGTCAATCGTATGTCCTTTGAACTGCTGACTAAAATGATTGACTCAAATAGGAATCAATGTACGCAATGGATTGAGGTCCTGCGTACCTGTGAGAACTTCGTTGATGATCGCACAGGCGAAGAGTTCGGTAATATCGGACATTGGGGTACTGATCGCTGCCTAGTCTTTGACTCGCTCAGTGGCTTAAACAAGATGGCTATGGCTTTGGTAGTCGGCCTCCGTCCAACTCGTAGTGTGAGTGACTGGCAGGTAGCGCAAAACAATATGCTCGGCTTCTTAGACTTAATCTGTACTGACACTCCCTGTCACTTTATCTTGACTGGGCATATCGAGAAAGAACAGGACGAGATTACAGGTGCTATGCACATTATGGTTGGCACCTTGGGAAGAAAGCTCGCCCCCAAGATTCCTCAAAATTTCGATGAAGTTATCCTTGCCAAGCACATTGGCGATAAGTATTCTTGGTCAACCCAAGAACCCAATGTTGACCTGAAACATCGGCTCTTACCTGAGTCGAATGACCTCCTCCCAACTTTCGTCCCTGCTATTCAAGGTTGGGTGGAAGCTGGTGGGGTAATTAAACCTACCGAGGTGTAACATGAAAAATGTAAAACTATTCTGTGCCATGACTATGCACATTAAAACTGTCGAGGAATGCTGTGTATTTAACGGTATGGCTCACTCACACAATAAACTCGATCATAAGTGTTTTATCGCTAACTATCAAGGAGAGTATCCCGAAATACAATTAGAAATCCGTCTAAATGGCTCAGATGGATTTGCTGACTTCTTTGGGATTACTCATATTGAAGGCAACAACATGATGTTCTGCCGAGATTATCGTGATACCAGCGAGTCAAGTGGTTTTGTTTCCGGTAAAGATTACTACAATCAAGCTACAGCCCTACTTCGTAAGAAGAAATGTCTTAATCACCTTCGTCGAATGGAGAACCAAGCAAAAGCCGCTTGACAACTTGAATTATTGTATGTTAAGATGCAAGATGCAATAATTAAATAATTCCCCTGGAATCGACCGAGAAGTCGTAAAACTCTTCCGACTAACTGAACTACCTATGAGACAACTATGACTACATCATTTAATGCTGATGCCTTTATGGCAACTGAAGTTGAGATTGAACTGGAAACGGAGTTTACCCCAATTCCTGAAGCTGAATATCAAGCCGTAATTAAGGAAATTAAACCTGGAACGACACCGAAAGGTTCTACTTTTATGGAAGTTATCTGGATCGTTGATGACGCTTCAGTTCGTGAACTGCTTGGCATGGATGAGCCAACTACAAAACAGACAGTCTGGCTAGACTTTACCGAGGCTGGTGCCCTTGAATTTGGCAAGAACAAAAATGTACAGCTTGGCAGGCTGCGTGATGCTCTTGGTCAGAACACCGGAGCCCCTTGGAAACCGACTAACCTCCTTGGTCAAGTCGCAACCGTAGATATCAAGCATCGTCTCGGTGAAAAGGGTGGCGTATTTGCTGAAGTAAGAAGCGTTCGCGCTTAACTCATCTTGTAGCGATACTAGATATGATCGTCGAGTAGGTGCAAAGCCTACACATTTAACTAGGAGGTATTGAGATGAAAGTCTCTACCATTAAGCAGCGTATTCAGATTATGAAGCGTACGTTGCCTTTAAAACATAAGGCAGTTTATCACCTTCGCAAAGCTTTTGATGCAGGAAAGTTTAAAGATAAAGGTGACTTAACTGCACTGCAAAAATTAATAGGCTCATCTATTTTAGATACTTGGGTTATAGAGCATAATATAATAGAACTTGAAACTAACCTTAAAAATAAGAAGTAACTATGAAAACAATCCCTTTAAAGGAGATTAAAATTGTCGTACGAATACGTAGAACCTTCGATGAAGTTAAACTGGCAAATCTTGCAGATTCAATTGCGCGTTTGGGTTTACTCCATGCACCTATCCTTAATAATGGGGTGTTGGTATGTGGTGAGAGGCGCCTTAAGGCAATCTCTATTATGGCAGCTTTTAAGCATCAGCTTCGTTATCAAGGCGTTGAAGTACCAGAGGGACTCGTCCCGTATACGGAACTGGGCAGCTCTACAGTCAACATTATTATGGAAGCCGAGCTGGAAGAGAACCTTATGCGCGAAGATCTGTCGGTACACGAAGAGGCCGCAGCTAGAGCTGACCTTCATCGACTACGAGTACAACAAAACCCTGGTCAAACTAAACTTGACACCGCGGTAGAACTATCTAAGCCTGGAAAGAAACTATTCTCGATGGACATTCGAGATGCCCTCCTAATTGACGAGTTTGCTACCAACCCTGAAGTAGCCAAAACCAAATCCAGAAAAGATGCGATGAAGGTTATCACGCGAATGAAGCGCGATGAACATAACGCCTCTTTAGCTGCCGAGTTTCAATTAAACAACATCGACAGCCCTCACATCCTGTTCGCAGCGGACATGATACAAACAATGGCGAACTTAGATGCAAATACCTTCGATGTAATTTGCACCGATCCGCCCTACGGGATAGATGCTCAAGACTTCAACGCCCAAGAGGGAATAACCCATGTTTACAATGACACAAGAGAGAACTTTGAACGAATCATCACCACCATTGCAGTACAGGGTTTTCGTGTCTGTAAGCTTCGAGCACACGCCTATGTGTTCCACGAGTATACCAACGGGAGATTCATACAACGAGAGATGGAACGTGCTGGTTGGTCAGTGTGGCCACGACCCCTCATATGGAATAAAGGGAATGGCCTTTTGGCTCGCCCCGATCACGGCCCGAGATATACTTATGAATGCATACTCTTCGCTAGTAAAGGAGATAAACCAGTTACCCGAGTTGCCCCAGATCTTATTACTATCCGTACTCTTACAAGACAACGTCGAGGCGCCGAGAAACCAACCACTTTATATCTTGACTTACTTGCACGAAGTGTACAACCAGGTGATTCGGTGCTTGACCCTTGCTGTGGACTTGGGCCCTTATTCCCCGCTGCAAACGAACTAAGTTGTAAGGCTTTTGGAATTGAAATTGATCCGATAGCTGTAGGTTATGCGTCGAAACGCCTTGATCTGTCAATAGCCGAGGACGAAGAACTTCGCCAAGCTGAGATTGGAGATGAAGCAAATATAGCTAACTTCGGAGATACTGGCGAATGAGCAAACTAGATGATCAAATAAAAGAGTGGAATGATCCTGTATTTCCTCGAACCTTTAGTGAAGCTGAAGACCTTATTGATTCCCTACTAGCTCGCGTTGCCAACCTCGAGGCTTGGAACCGTGAGATGTATGAAAATCATAAAGCTGAAATTGTTAAAATCAAGGTTAATATGGCTAACGCCGGAGATACTGATGAATAGTACACAAGCTAATAGAGATTTAATTAGAAGCTTTAATGGTTATCATGTTGGTACTCTTAGCGATGAAGAAATTGAATCCTTTAATCGCTTCATTTTAGACGGCTTTGCTAAAAGAGTTTATGAGGGTACAGGTGGCTTTATGGGATTAGCAAAGGTCAGGGTAGTTGAATGAAAAGGCCTACTAATTTAGACAATGAAGCCCCTGGAACTTTCATGTGGGAGAATCCTAATAAGCAGATTGCGGAGACTTGCCGAATGATTGCATTATCAAAAACCCTTAAAAAATTCGGGGTCAAACATTTGAATTTAAGGTTTTTACTAATTTATGGTGGTTTATTTTTCTGGCTAGGTGTAGGCATTGGTATGCTTATAGGTACGCTATGGAGCGTGTAACTCATACCTTTAAACCTAAGAACTCCAATGGTATCTTTATCCTTGGAGAATTCGCTGAGATAAATGACTGGAATCGCGGTTATCATTTCAGTGGTGGCAGTGGACAGGAGTTCAAGAAGATGTGCCGCGAAGCTGGCTTCGAGTTCTTTGACTGCTATCATGACATGGTGTTCAGCATACCAAAGCATACTTACTTCGACTCCAAATGTTACGTGGAGGATTGGACTAAGAAGAACCCCTTTATTAAACCTAAATATCAGGAGCACGTAGATCATGTATGGCAAGCGATTTATGAATCTAATTGTAGGATCGTTATTGCTCTTGGCGACCTATCCCTGTTCATTCTTACGGGAGAGAAGTCTGTGGCTAAGTGGCGCGGCTCACGAATGGGCTGTGAGATTCAAGGTCGCAGAATTAAAGTTATACCAACGTATGCACCGTCGAGGATTCTGAAGGTCTGGGACTGGAGACACATAGCAGTCTATGATCTGCAACGTATCATGACAGAGAGCTTAACACAAACTTACTCAAATCCAGAATGGAATTTCAGAATTAAACCTGATATCTTACAAGTAGATGCTACCTTAACTATGTTATTAACTCGCCTTGAAAAAGGTCCAATGCTGTTAGCTCATGATCTGGAGACAATCAATCGATACATCAGCTGCTCTGGTATTGCATGGTCAGCAACCGATGCAATCTGCATCCCATTTATGACTCCTGAGGAGGGACGCGGTGGAAACCATAATTACTGGACGATTCAAGAAGAGACTGACATACTGGTCTTGCAGCAAAGAATACTTACACATGCCAACGCACGAGTTGTCGGTCAAAATTATCTTTACGATATGCAGCATATCGCTAAAAGTTGGGGGTACAAGCCTAACATTGACATGGACACGATGCTCGCATGGCATACGGTATTTTCAGGTGAGAAAAAATCCTTGGACTTTCTCGCTTCCCTCTTTTGCGATCACTATTGTTACTGGAAGGACGAGCTAAAGGACTACAACTCTTATCCTGTAGACCCTCTACAATACTGGAACTACAACTGCAAAGATGCAGTGTACACCTATGAGATTGCAACGAAACTCCCTGTACTTCTTAACAGCGCTGAACAACAAACGCAGTACGAGTTTCAAATGTCAATGTATAAACCTGTTTTTCGAGCAATGCTACGTGGTGTGAGGGTAGACAAACCCTTAAGAGCAGTACTCAGTCTTGAATTGCTTGAGATTGCAGGACAACTTGAAGAGCGCTTACTTATCATGTCAGGGAATTTCATCCCCGAGAATACTACCTCTAAGGTTCGTTGGTTTAATTCTCCGCAGCAATGTCAAGCTTTTTTCTACAGCTACCTTGACCTAGCAAAGCAACGAAACAGAAAGACTGGCCAAATCTCCACCGATGATGAAGCTCTAGATAAGCTAATTCAGGTAGAAGCCGCTGTCTCTCCCATCATCCAACACATTAAGGAACTCCGAAGTGTCAACATCTTCAGAAAGAATTTCCTCGAGGCACCTCTCGGGAACGACGGTCGAATCCGATGCTCGTATAACTTGGCTGGCACTGAGACGTTTCGACTTTCATCATCGAAGGATGCGTTTGGTCAAGGCGCAAACTTACAAACTATCCCCTCGGGGACGGAAAAATAAAATGAGTAATGTAACACTAAGAACCTGTGACAACTGTGAGAATATTGTAGAGAATAACGAGGAACTCTGGACCATTGGAGTTGTTGCCGTGTGCAACGCCAATCCTAAACTACCCTTTCCTCGGATATTTAACCCATCTGTACGATCCACCAGTAACAATCGCCTTCTACAGGACCACTGGAAGGACTTCTGTCGCCCTTGTATGGAGCAAAAGGGTCTGGTTGTAGCACCAAATCATGAGCCGGCAACAGAGCCAGACACGCTGGAGAGTTTATTGACTGAACTCATTGAAGAGAAAGTTCAAGACGCTATGGAGGGACAATACTAATGGATAATCCACCTGTATCAGCAAATACTCCCAAACCCATAGGCCGCTTAACTGCTTCTCTAGAGCCAATGACTGGAATCTATAATGATTTACGGAATCTTGTAAGACGCCTAAACAGTATTAATACGGCGATGATCGGGCCTGAACCTCCAGCTGTGGAGACTGAAAGTCCCCCAGGCCAACCTACTGAAGCAAGTGTTCAACAAGAGATTAATCTAATGGTTGATGACTACTCTAGAGTTCTTAATGACCTACAGCATGAAGTATCTCGACTGGAATCCATATGAATGGTTTTCAATTACGCTTGCTAGAGGATTGCGTGAATTCTGCAGCTTATGGAAATTTATCTGATTGGGAGGAGGAATTTATCGAATCCCTTTCAGGTAAGCCTGAGAACTATGAGCTTTCTGATAAGCAGAACGCAGTTCTTAACAAGATAAGCTCTAGAATTCTTCCGTGAGTGCTTGTGTCATACTTGAATCTCCCTACGCTGGCAACGTCGAGCGACACCTGCTATATGCTAGGCTCGCTATGGCAGATTGCCTGCATAAGGGGGAGGCACCTCTAGCCTCCCACCTCCTTTACACACAACCCGAGGTACTCCGTGACGAGGTGGAAGAAGAGCGTGCCATGGGGATTGCCGCTGGTTATCAGTGGGGTGTACACTGCGATTACGTTGTAGTGTATACCGATCTAGGTATCTCTAAAGGAATGAAGAGGGCAATGCAAATCTATCAAGAGATGGGCAAACGAATTATCCTTAGAACTTTACCTGACTGGAGTTAAACATGACTGAGCTTAAGGAAGCCTACACTTGGCTGCGAAACACACCTCTACCTGCTGATTCCATCCCTGAGTTATGGAGATGGAATCTTATAATATTGCTCCATGATATAGATAAGCGTATTACTAAACTGGAAAAGCCAGCACAAGCGCTGGAGGATGATGGTAAATGACATGGTTGCACAGACAATTGCGCTACCCAATATCAAAAGGATTTTCATACCCGATCCAGGATTTTTCATTTGCGACGCTGACCTTGCTCAGGCCGATGCGCAGGTCGTTGCGTGGGAAGCAGACGATACCGCGCTCAAGGAGATATTTCAAGATGAAGATGCAGATTTACATGATTCGAACGCGCAGGATATTTTTGGAAGAACGAGTCCTAGCCTCCGCCAGAAAGCTAAGGCTGGTGTCCACGCAGTAAACTATGATATACAACCAAGAGCACTTGCACTCCTTCTTGGCTGCACTATCAAGGAGGCGGAAGCTTTTATTGACACTTGGTTTACTGCTCACCCTGGTATACTTGATTGGAAACAGCGCGTTGATACCGCATTACAAACCGAGCGGACAATTACGAATAGCTTCGGAAACCGTAGGGTCTACTTTGGTAGGATTAACCGTGCTCTTCCGGAGGCCCTCGCTTGGATTCCTCAATCCACTGTCGCCTTGGTCATCAACCGTGCGTGGCGAGCTATCGAAAACCTTAATGACCCCGACATTCAAGTGCTGTTACAGGTTCACGATAGTCTTGTATTTCAAGTCAAGCAACGTACATTCCGCCGTAAGCTCCCCGCTATCGAAGAAGCCTTCAAGGTAACAATCCCTTACGATGATCCCCTTATCATTCCTGCTGGCCTGAGCTACAGCGATAAAAGCTGGGGCGACTGTGCCAAGAGTGACTGGCAAGGTAACCTACTGGAGAAATGAAATGGCTGATTTTTGTAAACAATGTAGCCTTGAGATATTCACAAAAGATTTTGGTGATCTCGCTAATTTACACCCTAATAAGGTCTTAAAAAACGGTTACGGCTGGACTGTAATTTGTGAAGGCTGTGGTATTACCATTGTAAATAAAGCAGGTGAGTGTATTAGCCCTTCGTGTAGAAAACATGGTAATGATGAGCCAGCCCAAGGGCTGGAGGAGAAATACGATGATACCTGACAAGATGGTTAAAGATTTCCTTAAAGTTATAGAAAGCTTAGTTCGTACGGCTAATACCAATAAGCATTCTCCCTCATGGCAGCATGAACAGGCCTTATATCAACAAAGAAAAGAGGAGTTCTTTGCCAGGTGGTTTACAGAAGGTGGCGACGATTAGGTGCGTAACTACTCTAACTGGATTGAAACCTATCTTGAATACAGCCGACATTCCGAGGCCCCCAAGAACTTCCACCGTTGGACCGCCATATCTGTAATCGCCGGAGCTCTACGTCGCCACGTCTGGTTAGACATGAAGTACTTCCAGTGGACACCGAATATGTATATCATATTCGTAGCTCCTCCTGGCATAGTATCAAAGTCTACCACAGTTAACATTGGAATGAACCTGCTACGTCAGGTAGAAGGGATTAAGTTCGGTCCAGATGCTGTAACGTGGCAAGCACTTGTAGCAGAACTGCAGGAAGCTAAGGAGATGTTTCAATTGACTGACGGAGATGGTGAGTACCATATCATGTCAGCCCTCACCTGCGTGTGCAGCGAGTTTGGAAACTTCCTGAATCCACACGATCGCGAGATGGTAGACGCCCTTGTATCCTTATGGGATGGTCAGATTGGCATCTGGACTAAGCTAACCAAAACACAGGGTAATAACTTAATCGAAAACCCCTGGCTAAATGTACTTGCTTGTACAACACCAGATTGGATAGCAGGAAATTTTCCCGATGCCTTAATAGGCGGGGGCTTCACTTCCCGCTGTGTTTTTATCTATGCCGAAAAAAAACGGCACTTCACAGCCTATACTGATACGGAGATACCTCATGACTTCTACGAAATGCAACTCAAACTCATCCAAGACCTCGGACACATTTCGACTACTCTTACTGGTGAATATAAATTGTCTGACGCAGCTCGGGCTTACGGAGAAGTCTGGTACGATAAGCATTATAGGAACCCTCCCGAAGACCTCGTTGGAGAGCGTTTTGGAGGATATATCGCACGAAAACAAACGCACATTCACAAGCTGGCCATGGTTCTCGCTGCTGCTGAACACGATAAACTTATCATCGAAGAACATCATCTGTTTAACGCTTCCAACTATGTGGCAGATCTTGAAGAGGACATGCCCAAAGTCTTTAGCCGTATTGGAACTAATTATAACCAGCGAGAGATCAAAGCCCTGCTCCGTTACGTGTGTTTTAAAGGTGAAGTCTCTAACGTAGACCTGTATGCTAAGGTATTAAATAAGTTTAAGTATAAAGATTATCAAGAGGCTATGGCTAGTGCCGCTGCTATAGGCTTCATCAAACGGATCGAGCGATTAGGTCAAATCATTTATGCTAAGGGGACAGTACCCTTTGATTAGTCGAAACAGTATACGGACTTCTCATCCTTCAGGAATCAATCGTACAGCCCGTTTTCCCATCGCTACACCACGATCAGAAAAAAGGCGGGTAGTTATGCAGCTCAAATTATCGCCCCGCATACGGGCATACAGAAAATACAATCATTCATTTAATGCGTTCTTCAGTAGCCGCAGGGAATGTCTCCTGAATATCCCCACGCACAGGTTGATCAAGCATTCTACGGCCAACCCCTTTCTTATCAAACTCGATGCCCAGCTTATAATCCATGTAGGACTGTCCAAAGTTGAGTAGTTGTTGTCCCTTAGGGACACTCGCATTAAAATCCTTGATAGCCTTTTTAACTTCCTTAACTCCATCAGGATTAGTTCGTCGATCCTCCATAGAATAGTTAAAGTTCACCTGGAGTCGTACGCGCATCTCACCATAAAATTGCAACGCTTCCTTCTCAGCCCACTTAGCTTCCTGAACACGCTGGATTCTTGTAGGTACAGCACCCAAGGACATACCAATCAACTCCGCTATATGCTCATAGTTATTCATATCAAAATCAGCAATCGTTCTACCCTGTCTGTCCGTAAAGGTACTTATCCCTTCCTCATTAGCTCCTGATGCTATACGAAAAGCTCGGGTAGCCCCCTTTATTACACTAGGAGCCATGCGTTCAAAGGCACGTAGCTCCGAAGGGTCAGCATCCATACGCCATTGAAGTATATTAATAGGAATTGTAATAGCAGCTCCTAATACATCCTTTGCTCCTGCTACCTGTCCGGCTTGTCCTACACGACCACCTCCAAAGAACTTCATGAGTCCTTCCCAACCTGGAATGACGCGACCAGCAGAGATAGAGTTCTCAAAGCTGAGTGCAGGTAGACTTGTACCTAACATATCATTTACAGAGGTCATTCCTAATCCAAAACTCTGAGCACTTAGTCCATGCATAATTAATTCTGGAGAAGCATGAAGTGACATAATCATGCGACGTAAATCCTCACGTACATCAGTCCGTGGATCACGCTTAGAACCTGTCCACTTTTTCAGTTTATTTCCTGCAAAGTCATACAGGTCCAGGAAGTCTTCCGCTCCTGGAAGTCCCTGTAATCCAGCTGCCATAAACATCATCAGCATGTAACGGGTTTTCCCTGGGTCTCGCGTTACAAAGTACAGTACATTCTGCAGGTACTGCATGAATACAAAGAATACTCCTGGCTTACCTCGCATAAAGGCAGCACGATTCCACCGTGCATACTCAAATTGTGTAGCTCGAATTGCTTCCCGAGCTTCATCAATAGAAGTCTGGGTATCCATATTCTTTTCTCGAGCTAAACGATAGGCAGCTAAGCCAACCACCCTCCGATTATATTTTTCAGCCGCTTGAAACATCCAGGTAGACCCACGCAAAAACTGTTGTGAACCTCGTTGAACATTAGTTGTAAAGGCAGTTTCCTTCGGCATGTTTCTAGAGATCATATCACCATGCGCTACACCTGCAAGCTCCGTTGCCAGTGACTCATCAATGATACCCTCAGACTGCAGAACTGAAAGCATTTCCTGCTCGTCTACAGTATATTTATTTATCCCCTTTCGAAAGAGGTTCGCTACATCAAGCCCTGCCTTAGTAAGAGCTGCAATAGCAATCGCATCACTCTTAAGCGTTGTACCACCTGTCAAGGCTACTCGCGCTGCCAGATACGGGTAAGCTACTAAAGGTACTTGTGTCAAATTCACGATCGCCGACTTAACATTGTAGCCGAGGAACCATAAGAACGCTAACGCTCTCATACCACCCCACTCATTTACAGGATTTAACAGATAATCTTGATGCCTTGTAAGATGCCCTGCAATCTCATTCCGCTTGTCATTGATGATTCCTCGCTCACCTAGGTATCTAGCAGACTTCCTAACCGAGTCAATTGCTGCATCCATCTCTCCGATATGACGCATCTTAGCTATATGGCCACCCATCATAAGCATGTAGTTACCGTAGCCTCGTTGCGCATCGTTACTGAATCCCGCTGTCCCCTTACGTTCCAGCATCCGCTTAGCAATAGATTGAGTCGGACTCATCGTATCAATCATATCTTGTAACTTTGTTTTCTGCTCTGGAGTTAATCGAAGTTTATCGTTCTGCTTTAACTGTCGCATGATAGCAATAGGCAGCCCTGCAAAAGGTTTCATATCCTCATCTACAGCGAAGAAAGTTTCCTGTACCTTCGGACCGTACTTACGACGTAAGCGACCAATCGCTTTATTCCGTTGTCGCTTACCTTCAAACAATTCCATGTGCATTACTTCACCCTTAGCATAACCTCGACCTGCAATTTGCACAGATTCCTTAGCTTTCATTGCAATCCCTAGGACACCAAAACGCGACAGGGGAAAGTAATTTCTATTCCGAAGCTTAGAGAAGAGCGTATCAAGTTCCTGTATCTTAGCTTTCCGCTGGGTTTCAAATTCAGCCCAGTCTTGATTGATACGGTTTTTCTCAATGATGTATAATTCTTGAAGCGCATTCGCAAGATCACCTTTGACCCTTGCATACACTTCCCACGCTTGGGGCGCTTTATCTCCAAAATTAATCCTCTTTTCGTCAATTAACTCTTGTATCTCATCGTTAGTTAAGGCACGACCCAACTCGTCTGACTTCACAGTTAACTCTATTAAGAATCTGCCTAGTTCATCGCCAGACTTACCTAGCTTCCGCCATGCATTCATTGACTTCATAGCAGCATCATTCCAGTTTGACTTAGTAATCCAATGCTCATGAACCGCTCGAATATACTTCTGCAAACCAGCAATATGTTTATTCTCTTTACCAAGCTGTAAGATAGTAGCACCATATCGCATAAGCTTATTATACGTGTCAAGGTTAGACATTACCTCATCACGAATTTCTGAATCAATATTAAGTACCTTTGAGTCCAGTAACCTGAATACATTCTCAGCTTGATTACCTGCAGGCATTGCCAATTCCGTATCACTAAACTGTCCCTTAATTTCCTCCATCTTTGTTGTCTGTGCCGTAGCTCTTAGATACTGCAGGAACGTATCATAGGTCTGGTCAGCAGAGAATACATTTTGATCTCTATACTTATCAAAATACCTACGCATTAGTGTCTGCAAGCGCGGTAAGAATTTCTTGGTCAATGGAGCTACGATAGTAGATTCTTTATTACCAGCTAACTGCCTTGCCATCAAGTCGGCTACAAACTCAGTAAAGCTAAGGTGGTAGTTTAACATCTTCTTAGGCACAACTTTTATTGGATGCCTACCATTAAAATTCGGATTAACATCTTTCTCCTGTGCAGGATTATTTTTAGAACCTGTAATATCCTGTAGAAGTGTTTCCTCCTTATTCTCCTTTAATGCCTTAGCAAGCCAATTCCGATGCTCCACTTGTAATGCTTGACGAATTACCGTAGGAAGCTTATTGAACCAAGTCATGGCTATAGCGTGTCCAAACTCATGCCCCATTACTGAGGCCATTGTAGCAAAGGTTCTTGGCCCATGCTTACGTTTAGGATTCGCCTGCATATCAAGATCGATTAATTTCCTTGTATTTAAATAAAGTAACTGAGTCCGCTTCCCTGTAACAGTTGAGTTATTCGAGTTCGTAGTACCTAAGACACTTTTATCTTCAAAATGATCTCGTAAAAAGGAATTCTCAATAACTAACATATCTGTATTAGGCATGAAAAGTGATACCATCTCCTGTAGCAAGCCCTGTAACCTTGGGCGTAAGTCAGACATAACTTTTTCATCTTGCTGAAATTGAGCTTTCCGCTCCTTTAATGTTTCTAATTCATCTGACAATTGATTTACTATAGTAGAGGGAGCTTGCTGCGCCATTACAATATTCAAGTCAGCTTGAGCCTGTGAGATTAACAGCTCAATAGCATCAAGACTACGAGCTGTTGTACCTACTCCAATACCACTCGCTTCTCCCGATACAGGATCAGCCAGCATCTGATCTGTAGCCCAATACACTTTACCTGTACCCTTTTCAGCATCAAGAATTTGATCGCCAGTCAGTATCTCTCCTGAAGTAGTTCCATATAATGTAGCTCTGAGTGAATGTTTCAACAATGGATTCTCTTGAAATCCACTTTTAGAATCCTTAGCACTCATATGAAGTCGATCGCCAAGAATAGCTTCAGTATCCAAAGTAACCCCTGGAATAGCTTCAAGCATTTTGATAGCTTCTGCCTCCGTCATACCACGTGAGGCTACTTCTTGTAAAGCTGTAAGCGCCTCACCCATTGTCATCTCAGGATTCTTTATGAAGGCATCCAGAATCTGCTCAACAGTGCCATAATCTTTAGGCTTTCCACCAAGTTTATCAGCAAGGTGGAAGATAACAGGTTCAGTTATAGCACTCGGTAATTCACCTATAGCTTCTAGTTTAATCTCAAGTAGATTAGGCTCCTGCCCCGCAACAATCTGTGCAGTTGCTTCTCCTGCCAATCCTGTTAACGGTTGAGCTACTACTTGTGCTGCCACATTAGATATTTGCTGAGCAAATTTATTGGTGAGTCCTGGAGGCATAATCTTTCTTGAAGCTATATAACCTCCTGCCATATCCCACATCGCAATACTGATACTACGCTTTGTCGCAAAGGCTCGTCCCTTCCTGACTAGTTCAGGATCACTTAACGCATTAGCTATCTCAGCGGTATTCGTAATGTCAACACCATTCTCCTGCAAGAACTCTGAGAACGCAGCATTAGACTCAACATGACCACTGACAAAACCTGTACCTGCAACGAAACCTACTCGGGCTGCTGTAGTAGAACCCAAGGCTAACTTTCCTACGGTTGCTAATCCACCTGGAATTAATAACTGCGACCAACCTGCTTGAGTCATGCTAGGTAAAGCAACTTCTGCAATAGTCTCAGGAAGGAACTCCCGCCCTATACGATTAACCAGCTTTTGATCACCTGCCAACTGTGCCTGTTGCAAGGCCTGCATGACAGGATGCTCGGGAACATCACGAGCAGTACCAGTTGCATCATTTGAAGTGGGATTCATCACTGCATCGGAGACGAACAGGTACTCCTGTTCTATTGCATCATAGCGAGTTTGCAAGCTTTGAATAGTCTGTTCCCGCTCTGCATCGGGAACAGGAGGTCCAAGGGCTCCCTTTGGTGATTGGAGAATCTGAAACCGTTTTAATGCCTCTGGCTCCAGATTCTGTAAACCGACGAGTTGCTCCTGCAATGACGCCATCTCTCTAAGCATAGCATTTGCTTGAAGTCTCGTATTACCTTTACCGAGCCGAATGCTCTGTCGCTCTAGGAAGCTGAATTGATCCTCATATTCCTTAACACCGGCTGAAAGCTGATTAAGAACTACATCATGTGCTTGATTCTGTTGAACCTGTTCAGATGTTAAGGCTTGCCGTGTTCCAAACCGCGTTGTAATCCCTACTGATGTAGAGTCTTGTGGTGCTGGATCAAGAGGCGTTCCCCCAAAGCCCCCTTCCTTAACCGGAACGCCTCCAAAGCCCGCTGGCTCTTCACCTGCCGGCGTCCCTCCGAACCCTGCTGGTTCCTCTTGGGAAAGCTGTAGGGTAGACAGCGGCGTTCCGCCGAATCCTGACTGTGCCATTACTTATCCTTTCGGAACTTTTGTCCGTTGTGGCTATACTCTGCTCCAATTGGCAATGCATTAAACTCATCAAGAGTTGTAATGACTTGTACTTGAGGTTCTGTAGCAGGTTCTGGAGGAGGTCCCTGCAATGTAGATATATTTCCACTGATCTCCTCTGCTTCTCCTGTATTTACAATAAGCCCTAGCTGCTCACTAGCCGCTAGACCTTTAGCTTTATGCAGATCGTTAAACGCCTGTACAGTCAGTAGAGCGATGTTCGGCTTACCATCAGATAACGTATATTTTTCTGGATCGGATCGAAGTAAATTCTCCATTTGAGCTTGAATAACCTTATCTTCAAGCATAGCTGCAGTTACCTTAGTAGAAGCGCTGGGGTCTCCAGCAAATCGACGACGAAGCCACTCAGCTTGCGCTTTATTCAAATCAATCTTGGCCTCACGCAAACCCTTTTCAGCGCTAAACTCTGTTACATCTTGTCCTTGCGCCGCTACATTCGTTTCTGCATTAAGTGCAGCAGCCTCAGCTACAACCTGACCGGATTCGGCACGAGTCTCATCTGTAGCAGCCGCTCGACCCGTAATTATATTCTGGAATGCTTGCTGCTCCGTTTCACGATTTGTAGCTGCTGTCGTATCTAAAGATGTAAGTCCTGCTTGCACACCACCACCTAATTGTGTTAAGGCGTTTCCACCAGCTAAAGGGTCCTGAGGCTGAAGCAAACCTAATCCAGTTGCTAACAAGGCACTACGGCGATCCTCTTCGGATCGCCCTTCAAAGACAGGTAGGTCACTGAGTCCTGAAAATAGATTAGCCATTAAAACCTCCCATGCCAAACAGCAACTCTTCAAGTGACTTCACTTGCTTAGTTGGATTAGCTGACACATCAGGAGCAGGAGTAGCAGCTGGTGTAGTTCCAGCAGGAAGTCCCTGCAAATTAATTAAGGGATTTTCACCCTGCAATAGTGGCTGGCCTTGCGGCTGAGCCACTCCAGTATTCATGTTCATCAAAGATTGAAATAAATCAACGGCCATAGTTTACTCCTAAAAAGGTGTCCCTATCGCATCACTAGGACTAACCCCTGGTAATATATTTGTACCGACAAGAGGATTTGTTGTACCTCCACTACCGCCAGGAAATAATTGTGACACCGTTAATCCTGCTCCTAAGCCAGATACTAACGGATCAGCCTGAGCTGATAGTTGTGATGCAGAGGCTGGAGAACCCATAAGAATCTGAAGAAGCTGTGCCTGCCTATCAAACTCTTGCTGCTGTTGCTCATTAAACAACTGTTGAGCACCACCAATCTCCGCCTGTTCTTGTTGCTGTTGTAATGCACCAGTCTGTAATAACTGTTGTTGACCTGCACCTTGACCACTAAGAATATTACCTTGTTGGATAAGCGCATTAAGCTGATTAGTCTGATCTTGATTAAACTGCTGAGTACGCAACTCCGCCTCTTGATTAACCAACGTTTGATTCAAGTCTGAAACCGCAAGTCCTTCTGCAATGCCTTGGCGAGAACCCCCAAGGCCCCCAGCGGCTACTGCAGTATTCCGAATCGCTGGTAGTTGATTTCGTTGTAAATCCTGGTTAGCGGACTGACGTAATGCTTCAATAGATTCATCCAGAAAAGGATTCTGACCAACTTGACTGCCACTAGCAAAAGTGTTAAATCCCCCTGCTGCAGTATCGGCTTGAGCTTGAAGCGCTTGTGATAGTCCGGGAGCTTGCTCAATTCCTTGCTGTTGAAGATCACTAAAGTCTGCAATCCGATCTCCTCCAAATTGCTTAACTGGATTTATACCCACAAGGTTTCCAACCGTCTGGTCAACTAACGGCTGCACCGCTGTAGGAAAATTAGGAGTTGCATTTGCAGCCGTTTCTGCTGCACTTTTATTACCTCTACTGGTAATTAGCGATCCCCCTATAATTGCGCCACCAACTGCAAAACTCATGAGGCCACCTCTAATAAGTCCTGTTTATATTGCTGATATACAATTTCATTCTTAAAAGTATAGCGAGCAACTAAAGTATCGATATCCCGTTCATTATCAGGATTGCAGTGAAAGGTGGTAAAGATCACCTCAGTGTGGGTATACATAGCTCGCTTGGTACCTATCTTTGTTACCATAGTTGCTGGCGCTTCTATATACTCTAAGCCTCTCTCCGTATAAAATGTGAAGGCTCCCTTTGAAACAACCGCTATATTCTCGGAGGCATGAATCTCGGTTGTTAGTACGCAATTCGCAGGTATTGTAATCTCCCTACCATATATACCGGGAACAAACCAATGTCTATAACTGAAATTAAGAGAATGCTTATTAAAGCTATTAGGTAACTTTAATATAGCTTCCTCTAATTCGTAAATATTCGCAATCGCTTCCTCACGCGACATAAGAGGTTTAAATGATCCTTCTAATGATTGCATGTTCAAATCCAAGATGCAATCATTAGCTTATAACACAATAGCCAAAAGCTGTCAAGATAAACCGTTCCATAACTCTAAGTCTTTCTTCATTCGTGTATTTTGCTAAGAAATATCTTGATGCCTTCCCAGATTGCATAAGCAATACCAGTAATAACAGAAACTACAATAGCCCTAGTTGTCCACAAAACTATGTTATCACGTTGCCTTTTCTTTGCCTTAAGCCACATAATTCTCTCACGAATTTCTTCAGTATCTTGTGGATCAAAGCCAATATAACGTAATCTATCATCGACAATTTTTTTAACATGATCCTCTGTAAGTGGTATTTCATCCATATCATTAAAAATCCGTTACAATTGGAATATATCCGACAAGATTTTCATCTAGATCATAAACAGGAAACTTATAAATTGCATTTGCAGGAATTGAATCCGTTTCGGCTATAGCCATATTAGTCATTATCTTTCCCAAATCATGTTTAAACACATTTCCTTGAGAAACATAAGCTTCCGAAAAGTATAAACTATTTTCTTCTGACGGATCAGTTACTCCAGTTCTTCTTATTCCTATTGATGCCCACTTAGCGTTTACAGGCGCTGTCCAACTTGCTCCGTAAAATGTATAAACGAGAGGCATACTCGAATGTTCGAATACAGCATCCCGCACCCAACCATTCGCAGCAGGATCATTTCTCGGCAAAACATAAGGCTCATCCTCTGATGGAGAGACTGTTGTACTTACTCCTAATGCTACCTTTCCCAATGGAATAATATCATCAGTGATAGTCGTAATATAAAAACGAAAACTCATCGAAACGCTTTCGTGAGATTTATAAATCACTCCTACATCGTAAGACTCACCGGCAACTACAGGAAACGCTTTTGAAGCTACATCAACCGTAGCTTGCTCAAATTTATCTACTATCCGCATAATACCATTAATAGCTGGTCCCTCATTAATAAACGTATCAAAACCTTCAACACCTGATATATACCAACCAGCCGGACGTTCTATACCAGAAACTGTACTTCCTTGTGTAAAATTCGAGTTATAACTTCTTATAAGATCAGCAAAAGTTAATTTGTCAACTGTTTCTTTGATATTTTTCATTAAAGGATAATAAGACATTAGAGAATATGCCAATTTAAGCCATCAGAATAAATCGTTATTGATTCGTATTGAACGGTAAGAGTCGCTGTAAGCCCACCATCTATTGTTTCTGCTGTATTGCCATCGATAACGACATTTGCAGTTGTTCCCAGTTTCTTAATATTATAAATAGCATTATTTCTTGATGTTGCAGGCAATGTAATCGTCACAACTCCCCCCGCAGCATCGTCATCAACTAAAATAATATCTTCATTTGCAGCGATATATAATGTCGTAGTGACTGTCGTATGATTTACTTCCTTTGCATCAATAACAGCAAAAGCTTCCTCTAAACGCTTAGTTAACTCCTGTAAATAAAGAGGAACCTCTTCCGATATCTGTGGAAGAAGGCCCGAATAAAAATCAATACTCACTGTCGCGATGCCTCACTAATAATACTGAGATCAATCGTATAACCATATAGTGTCCAAGTAATATTTGTGGCAGACTCGATCTTGAAATTAAAAAATTTCGTATTAACTCTACAATCAAAAAAAGATTGCGTAGCAGGGTCAAAAACGAAAGCTGTTCCCCATTCTACAGAGCCACCTACCTTTTGTTGACTACCTACAAATACGTTTACAAGGCCATTAGAATCCAACTTCAAATGAACACGTCTGATAAATTTTACAGAATCTAAATCTGTACGCCATTGACCTTGTCGATCCCTACCCACTATAGCCAAGCCTGTACGTTCTAATAGCGTCAAGATATTAACACCATTAAACTGCTCTGTAAAATTCAACGCCAGCAACTCTCTAGGTATCGCACTCGCAGCCAGTAACTCATCAAAGACTGGAGAAACGGTTGTCTCATCGAAAGGCCCTAAGTCCGTATCAAAGGTTCCTGAAATATCATTAAAGCTTTGTCCTGATGCTGTAGTATCAATAAAACCAAAGGATACATAAGAAAATTCTTGAAGGTCTCGTTGTGACCAAGTATTATCTAAATAATTCCAGATCAACGCTTTATTAAGCTGCCCTAAAGAATTTATATCACAATAACATATCCAAACCTCAGTTAACTGCTCATAGACTTTTACCTGAGTTTTCCCTTTCAAAGTTCGAGACATAAAATTAAACAACAGATTTCTATTCTTCTTATCTATTACACTTTGAAAGATCTGTCCATTATGTACAACTACATCTCCCTCTGTTACCACAAAGTGTGAGTTCTCAAGAATCCCTATAGACTCTCGGGAAAGAGCGCCAAACTCAGAGAAGATTGTATCGAAGCGAAATATGCTTTGTCCCCCTACAAAGCGCATAGTTATAACGCTATCCTGCTTATAAATAAGAGTAGAGTTACCAAGCAGGGCTACACCTATAATTTCTCCAGGAGTTTCCGCAAGAGTTACTTCACCAGCACCTGTTGTTGGATCAGTCTCATCCCATGAACTAGGATATGTACCTGGATCTGCTGCTTGACTCCATTTCACCATACGAGGATTAAAGGCTATACCACTTCTTTTTATTCTTAAGGCTACAACGTGTCGATCTACAACAGTCAAAATATCAGCAAAGGAAGCTACCTGCCAATTAGGGAGATTTTCAAAGCGAGTGTTCGCGACATTAAAACTTTGTGGCGGATCAACCTGTCCATCATAACACCAAATAGGTAAATCTCCTAGTAATGTACCCGACCACAAAGAGCTAACTACTGCCGCATAATTATCATCTCCCAGTATTGTAGTAAATCGCGTTACATCTGAATGTGCTGTACCTATTATACGAGCCATACGAGTAAAGCTTGGGTATAACCACGAGAAACCTGGCGTTACGGTACTAAGCCATGGGAAGAGCCAATACGGGTCATGTAGCATTGTAGTGGTGTACACCAGCTTATGCCCTGTAAATTTCTTTGCACCCAAAGCACTAAACCGAATATTGTTAGCTTGACTCCAAGCCTCAACTTCCAACTCGTAAGGTTTCTTGTCAGTTTGAAGCCCAAACCGCCCTACATTCTCTATAGGTAAATTTGGCATCAGCCTATTACTCTCCGCTTGTTCGATTCTTCCATAGCAACATTCTTAATCCTAACTCGTTCGCGTCCTCGAGTCGCTTGCGCTTTAAAAACATCTACCTTTGCAGGAACCGCCTGCAGATATTGTTCCGAGATCACTGCACCAACCTCGCCAATGAACCAGTCCGAGGCAAATTTCAACCAGATATTCTCGATATTATTAGTTCCATAATTCCCAGCAAGGCTGAGGCCTCTAGCTATGTACCTCATACGAAGCGGATAAATTGCATCAGCTATAGGTCGCATCAGGAAAAATTCTCCTGCAATATCATAATGCGTAGGTGTGCCAGGAGAATTCAGAATCTCCTTAATTAAATCCCAATCCTCACGAGTCATTTCAATATAGGGATCATCAAGCGTTGAATCAAATCGAAACAGAATTCCATACTCCCAGGGCATTAAAAAGTCCAAAGGTAAAGCTACCTTTTCTTCTCCCACTACAGTTGCTAGAGAAGTTTCGTCGGTCACTAAAAACCAAGGGCTCATAGGATCGCCCTCAAGGATGGTATCCTGTATGTTTACCATTTCCTTAATAATATCATCCCGAAGCGTTACATCGGTATTATTACCGTTTCGCTTTTGAATAAGGTCTACTACAGCATCGCGTAACATTACACTACTCTCAAATTAGGATTATATAGTCAAGCAAATATTAGAAAATATCTTATTCTGGAAATCTTAATGAAGCAAATCCACCATCAAAGGCACCAGCATTTGTGCCAAATATCACTTGCCCTACATGCAAATCCGTTGGAAATAAGGCTCGACCAGATGAAAGAATATGATGCAAACCTGTTTGCTGAGTACTAAGCTGGCCATTCATCATCCAGCCATCTCTAGTTCCACTAGCATCTTTAAGCCTAAGAAATGTAAGTATTCCATATACTAAATCGGTGGCAATAAGAAAATTCGGTACAATGTTAAAAGTACTACCACTACTAGCATTAGTATTACTAATAAGATCATAAGCATTTGAATCATATTGTGTAGATGCTGATTCAGTGACGGTTCCTAAACTAACTCTCCAGGTTCCACCAGTTGTATTATAAGAGACTGCATATAATACTATTTCAAATTTATCACAATCATCTGGTATCCCTGTAAGTGTTGTAGTGGAGCCACTCATGGCAACATCTGGTTGTGTTAAAACAGGAATACCTAAAATTGCTTTAACTTGTGCAACTGTCAAATCTGTTGGATCACCTGTACCAGCCCCAGATGCTCTACCTTTTAGTGTATCCTGCGCCATATTTGCAGCTTTAGCATTTGTAACGATATCTAAAGCAATAGTTAATATTCCACTGCCTGTAACATCACCAGTATGTGTAGCATTAGCTGTATTATTAATCTGAGTTTGAATAGCACTTGTAACACCTACGAGGAAATTTAATTCCTCGTCAGTCATATTACAAGCATCATTAAGGTTAGGAAAGGTATTAAGAATAAAATCTTTAATAAGGCGCAAGTGATCATCTGCTGTGGATCGATCATCCGAACCAAGCGGATTAGTTCTAACAAAATCACTAATAAATGTACCTGCTTCTAGTCCCATTATCTAATCCTCTATATTGTTCATTTATTTCCGTACCACAGATTAAAGGTTAAAGCTTTAACATGATTCCATACCGCCGCTGCAATAGCTGTAATATCTCCTGGTGTAACACCAGAGCCACTAATAACGGTTATAAGTCCCGCTGAATTGGTTGTCAGAACTTGTACCTGATTCTGAACTAAAGCTCCTGCTACTACATCATGCAGGTTATTATTAGACTCTGTAAGTTCAACAGTAAACTGAGAGTTTGGGGTCATTTGAACTGAGTAACCGTTAATCAATTCAATGAACCTTGCAAATGTTACACCAGCAATAGTAACCTCAGTATTATGGTTGATGGGAGTATCAAAGACAATCCCTTCTTCATCATCCATCAACGCATTAACATCTGTTCTGAACAGTGTCTCAGTTGGTAAACGAAAGAATGTGCCACTTACCAAGGTCATGTCCGCTTGTGGAACACTGATAACCTTAGTGGTGAAGTTAATCGATATTGCCACTTTCCAGTTCTCTAATAACTATGTTGAGTCTTGCTATCTCCTTTTTATAAACGTGTCCACGTTCATTCATCTTGACAAGTTCAGTCTGAAGCATATCATTATTCTGCTCAATAGACACTTGCAGTGTTTTAAGTTGAGCATCTTTAGTCTCACATATAGTGATCAGTTGGTTTCTTTCTTCTTGTATTAACCAAGCTGCGTGGTTCATAGTCGAGGCTAGATTCTGAAGATACTTTATCTGATCTTCATGACTTCTTTGTTTCCATAGACCACCCCATTGTATCTTAGGCGCATTACGCTCTAGCAAGTTCTCGTCTAGTATTTTAAAACCCTCAATTAAATCAGAGTGTTGAACATCTTTACCGTTATTATTGCTCATCTAATATCATCCTTATGTTTACTGTTAATCCTGTTACGCTGTCTATTGTGTTTCCAGCAAGACCAAAGCTCTTAAATCTTGGTGATGCTGAAGCCTTACGTACAAAACCATCTATAGGTTGGTTAGATGCAAACACTCTGGTATCAGATATATCACCACTTGCATCTGTCAAGCCATCAATAAAAACTGCTGTTGACAATATTGTACCTGTATAATTTGTTGACCCAGAGTTGGTTGTCGTATAGGTGTACGAGTTTACACCAGGCACAGTAACTATAGTTTGTACCCCATTATCCTCTGTTTTATCTGTAATACCTTTGAGCTGGAATTTATCACCAACTCCCATTCCATGAGCTGTGTGAGCAACTGTGGAAACAGTTGTAACTCTTGTAATAGTTACAATTACATCATGTGGTTCGGGGCCACCTGCTGCTGCCCTTACTAAGACTCTGGAGTTTTGTAAGTTTGTACCTGTATTATCATCTGTATGAATCGTTGTTGTGACAGTTTCTGCTATTAATTCAATAGAACCACCACCAGTATTGGTTACATCGGCAGCAACTAGAAGTGCCGTGCCGTTAATCATAATCAGTGTAACGATTCCAGAACCGCTGTTCTCTACTTCAAATGTTCCAGTTTTGTCAAAGAAACAATTATCGAGAGTAATGTTGACATTGCTCGCACCCGCCCCAACATTCAGCGCGACTTGTCCGGTATAAGACTCAAAACGGAGGTCTGCGAGAGTCTGAGTGCTGTCGATCAATAACGCATCGTTAGTTGGTGACTTAAATATCGAACCGTCAACATCTGGTCCTGCCGTTGCGTCCACAGTGCCACAGCGATCCCATGTCGCCGCACCTGCTACACTCGAACCCAACGTAATTGGGCCTCGCCCAATCCAAGTCGATCCAGTGAGTGTAATTACTGCTGCGTTTGAAACGTCGAAATCAAGATCAGGCTTATTGCTGTCGATAAAATTGTACGTGCCACTCAATGTCACAATATCCGCAGCATTATCACGCAGCCGGATATATCCCCTCAACGCCTGCGAAGTTAATCGAAACCGTGGGTCATTAACGTCATCATGTGGAGGGCCAACAATCGTGTCGCCGTTGTCGTTAAAAGTGGTAGCTGTTGTTCCGTCACCAATCTGCCATGGAATTGGCACGACGACCGTGCTACCATTGCGGAAGCACCATTCCCCGATTTTGTCGGTGAAGTCTGCGCCCTGAACAAAATCAACCAAATCGTCCCAGTCTGACCCTGCTCCTGTGAATAAAGGAATGTCAGCACTGTCTACTGCCGTGGTAAAAACGAACGCCCGGGAGATTACCATCAAACCGTTAAGCGTACCAAACATATCCCAGCGCACGTTCCCCGGCCCGTAGGTCTGAACATCGGTGTTATCGAACGTCCCGCCTGTCGACTCATTCGAAGTATCGTTCAGATCGATAACCACCGGCAGACTCTGGACCATGGACGACGCCAACGGTCTGTCCCGTCCGCCTACCTGGTAGTGCTTATAGTTCGAGGGCGGAGAGCCGATGCCACTTCCAATGCGGATGGCAATGCCATCGTTTACCAGATCAGAAATTTGGATACGATCCGCCGTGGCGAATTGAATGCCAAAGATCGCCACACGGGTTTCGCTCGACACATCGTAACCACCAGTTGCCAGGAATTCCCAATGTAAGGCCGTCCATGTTCCGGTTTGACTGGAAGCCGTATTGTTGACGACGACAGCCGCGCTCGTCGTCAACGGGAGATTGCCGCCGGGCTTGAGTCCTTGGACCGCGCCATTTGTGATGCCACGAGCCCGCGCATCGACACTATGGTTGAGCGTGTGCAAATTAACAGCAGCGGGCAGCGATATAGTCATAACGCATCAATCGTTACTGAAGCAATATCGGTTGTCGTAGTAGCCACCGTACCCTGAAGCGCAACATCAAGACCGTGATTTGCTTCGATGGCTGCCGTCCTTGCCTGTACCGTTTCCCACTCTTTCTGCAAAATCAATAAATCTTCTTCCTTTGAAGGACTCTCGAAGGCAACAATAGTATTGATCCAGTCTCTCGATGTTGCTCCGGTTAAGTTCGCCCAGCATTGTCCGGTAGCACTCAATTCATCAAATGTTTCCTGAATGGTTACATTTGATGCCGCCGGTGCGCCTGTTGTACCGGCCCGCTGTCCTAATATGTGCCCACTACCTGCAACTCCCTGACTGTCAGATTCGGGGCCAATGCTGCCAAAGGCGGCGACATGAAAGGTATTGAGATTTGTGGTTGTCGGCGCATTGCCGGCGGTACTGGTATTCGGTGCGTCAGTATTATTGTGGATTCTTGTAACTACAACATCCTTACGTTCTACATCGCTTAATTCGTAGACGAACATGGCTCTCGCGGCGATATTCGCGCTCCACGTAGCCCTCAAATTCCTTGTATCTCCGAAACCGGTCTTAATTCGCCAATGAGCAATTGAAAATGGCAACAAGCCGTGCGCTTTAAGAGAGCCGGGCACCAACAAAAGCTGATTCTTTGGTATATCTATACCCCATCTGACAGAGGGGTCGCCCTGAGAATTGTCATAGACGATGCACACTCCGATAAACGCATAAGGACTCTTGACGACGTTATCTACCTGTAACGTCTTGCCAAGACTCTTATCAGTAGCCGTACCCTTGGCAGTTCTTGAAATTGCCACTACGCATCACTCGTTCTAACTGCCGCCACTGTTACTGGCGTGGACAAGAATTGTGCTGCTTGTGCCTCAAAGGTCTTTATAGGTGTTGCCCCACCATCCCTCACTCTTACAAGTAAGTCTACATTAATAGTATGAACTGCTGTATAAGACTCACTAGTAGCAGCAGCTAGTTTATCTATGTAAGCTACGAATACATCCTTAGGTTGAGTCGATACATTAATACCAGACCAGTCATCATCAGGCCCTACTGTGATAGTAAAGTCATTGACTGCAAAGGAATCATACTGTATCCTTCGGTAGATACCAGTGTCTAGTTCCACACGCAAGCGAGTAGAATCAGCACCAGTTCCGCTTGTAGGAGTACCAGCAGGCACCACAGCAGAAGTCTGTACTAGTGTTTCTGTTACAGCGCTTAGTGTGACGTCAGTAGCCATCTGAGCTCTGTTAAGTAAGATGCCTGTACGAGGCCCAACCAGAACTCTATCTTCTCCACTCACCAGTCCAGAGACTGTGAATGTGACGTTATTCGGTGGTACTCTTGAGGCGTTAGCCAAGTCAGTAAAACGGTCGGATGCTCCAACATCTGAAAGCTCAAAGCCTAAACCATAAGCACCAATTATGTTAGTACCTGTAGAGGTTCCTAAATACTCTGGGCTTACTGTTCTAGTGTTAAGTGTGGTAGTAGCTAAGGCCAAATCAAGCAGAGGATCAGCAGTAACATCATCCGTACGTAATACGTTATTGTTTACTGGGTTAGCCCCTGAGAGTACCTGTAGATAAACCTCACCTGTTGCACCGTTGTCATCCTTAGCTAGTATAATACCCTCACCACCAGACTTATCAAAGTCTACAATAGTTACATTGATAGTTGCTGTAGTTTCGGCTGCTCCTCTAACTGTACTAATTGTATCATTATCTAAAATAACACTCAATGTGTCGAGTGCTACTACGATCTCAGCTACAGCATCATCGAATAGAACCTTAGCACCTGATCTGAGTACTGAGGTTGCTCCTACAAAAATCTGTATGTACTCTCCAGCAACAAACGGCCCGGAGACTAGAGCATCATAAGTAATCTTAGTACCCCAAGTTATAATATCATTCTCAACAATACCTGCACCTATCTCTCCATCAAAACCAACCTCAATATTAATTCCCTGAAAGAACTCACCTGGTACATCATGAATGACCGGAGATGACTTGACAGTGATATTAATATCATCTGTAGCTGATGCTGTCCATACTGCGGCTGTGTCATCAGCTTGGTTCATAGTTGAGTCTTGGTCTGTAGAAGCACCCTCTAATGAAAAGTTGTTACCAGCAGTACCTTCCAAGTTTCGGAAGACTGCGAAGTACTCAGCATTAGCCAGAGTCAAACCGGCAATCTGGTCTGCTCCTGTACTAGGATTACGTTTGTTAAACCTAAATATTACATCTTCGTATGTGCTTGTAATAGCAGATGCTAGTATAGGCTCTGATCTAGCCAGAGCACCACCAGTAGGTTCTGCGAGTTGCGCGGCTACATCATCCGAGTCCCATAGTTCACAATAAATTGTACCTGTAGGTGTACCAGCTAAAATCTTAATCTTAGCTTTTACTTCAGTTAACTTCTCGCTTGCAGATAACGGAATGAAAGACTGACCTTGTCCTACAATGGTTGCATTGTCTATAACAAAATCAGCACCAGTAGGTGTACCACCAGTTAGATCAGCAGTATGAGAACGCTGTGTAATCCACTTTGATCTCTCGTATGTATCGTTAACTGACTGTACACCAATATTCCATTGTGAGTAAAACTCCTGACCCGCCGCACCAGTACCATCAATATCAATCTCTTGAAAGCCCTCTACATTGGTAATAGTAGTCCAACCAGCAATAGTTGTATCTACTGTAGTGTTAAAAATATCGGGGCCATTACCGATCGCGGCAACTGAGTTACCAGTACCAAGAGTAGCAGGGAACCGTCTGTACTGGTCTCCTAGTTCTCTAGCTAGTACTGTGACTCTCTGACCATCTATGTCGGCACCAGCAAACTTTGATCTTACTAGGTGACTTGAGAATACCAGGGATGGTGCAGCTTCCGGGTTGATACCCGTACCCCAGAAAGCTGGAAGTACTTTACCATCCTGAATAATCATATACTCAGTTCCTGTCTCTACAGGCCCAATTATATTTATACCTGAGTAGATAGTTTCCCCTAATACCACAGGTTCGGTTTGTGATACTGACCCATCAAATAAGTGGGTTGCAAACGTATCATCGATATTAAAAGGTGAATTTAACTTGAGAATTTGATCAGTAGATCGGTCATACGCGGTATCCACTGTAATGTCCAGCAAATCATCTCCAACAGCCTGACCATCATCTTGTTTATCCATCAGAAATTGGATAAACTCTAATATGGAATGCCTTGGAGTAGTTGCTGCACCTGTCCAGCGAATATCACCTGCCGCATTAATCGAGACGTCACCTACTACTATTGCTGCCATTGTTCTTTCCTCTAATCAGATGGACTAGCCACCCTTTGTAATAAAATTTGGTTTAAAAGAGCTTTAATTTCACCAGTCTCGCTCTTTAATTCTTGCTTGAACTTATCAACAGCTTCTTTCAATTCATCAAGATTTTTCTCAAGTGTTACAGCTGATACTACACGAATTTCCCTTTCATAAAAAATATCCTTCTCGTTTGCAAGGGCAAGATTCTCAACATTATTAGCAGCATACATAGCCTTACCGCCAAGTCCAATAGCAGCGATAAGCAATCCCCACTGTATAACGGGATGAGCCTTCTTTAAATCAATAGTCATGAGTAGCTATGAGCTGCCCGCCCTGTCCAAGTAAAGATAAATAAATTAACAGAACCACCTGCAATACCTTCTACAACATCCAGTTCTGTCGTTGTATCTAAAGTAATCTTAACTATCATCCAAGATTGAGCAGCTTCTGTACTTCCATAGTCTGCCCAAGCTTTATAAATAGTCGTTATCGAACCTACAGTCCGAATTTCCACTCGCTTAGCATATTGAGGCATCTCCCCAACCCAAGCGGAAGCCTCACCTGCAAGTTGTACCGATTCATCCCTGCCATCGATTAAAATTTTTGCACTCACAAGAACTCTTTAAGCTCATCGGGAGTCACACCATCAGGCGCTGTACTTCCCTTCCCTACCTTACGCCGAAGCTTTGGATCATCAAAGCCCCAACTAAGCATCTTCATGCAGAAAGGCATAATCAGTTCCTCAGCATGAATTAATCCTGTATGCGTAATAGGATCAAGATTTCCAGTTTCCTTATTTTCCTTAAGGATACATTCCTGAAATCCATCCTCTAATAACTCAATAACAACTCCAGGTTTAAAATAAGGATTCCTCTTGTGTATGATATAAAGAGCCATCAGTCATCATCATCTCTTGACAGCTTTTCGAATATAGTTTCCCTATCTACTGTAACGCGTTTAATATCCAGACGAAGCGAATAATCATCTATATGATCTGTATACCCTGCACTTAATTCCTTCACGATACCAGTAGCACTTATGCTAACACGCTCATCAATATCAAGCGCTTCAGCAAGTTCTTTACTGATAGGAAGAAAGATACTGTGAACCTCTGATGATACCGTTTCAGGTTGTATCGGAGGAAGATCAATCTCAAAGGTTTCATGGAGTGTCATATTACATCCTTACTGCATAAATTACCGCATCCAGATCTGTAACCGTACCCCCCAAGGTAAACAATACCTTAAGGCTATCAGGAAAGATTTTAAGGCCAGATGTATTGGTAAACTTAACTAAACCTGTAGTAGTCAAAGCAATGGTGGTTGCAACCTCAAATTCCACAGTCCCAATCAAGGCAACAATAGAAAAGAGTGCTGTAGGCGCAGTACCTGCAATCGCCGTAACGTCCACATAAAACTCAGCTTCCGATGAGATGAGTTCTTGCGACTCAACCGAACGAACAAAAACGCCTTCGCCTGACGCCGTAACATTAAGCAAGGTGTGCAGCGTCTTCCGTAATTCCACAGGCATATCAATATCCTCGAGAGGTAGACAGGGGGTGAAAAGACACCCCCCACAACCTTATTATTATATCAGAAAGTTACCGTGATACGCCATTGTACCTTCATGGCGAACCTCAATACCAGCCTCGGTAAACCACTGACCCTTCCGGGTATCCGCATCATTTGCCTGAATATTATCTTCAGGCTTAGTGTCGCGAAGCGGACGATAGACAATCGAGCTTGGATCAATGAAGAACGCACTGTCGGTGTAAATGTTGTGCGTATTCATCAGCGGATGAGACCGAATGAAGAAGGTACCCTGCGGTAGTATCCAACGCTGCAATTCCATACCGAACACCCTGACAACACTGTCAAAGTTGATCCGAGTCGAGCTGGAGTTCTTAGCAAGTTTATTCAGATTATTCAGGTATCCATTACCCGCAAAGACCAGACGCTCATTTCCTGTAGTACCGGAATCGTAGTCAAAGACTTTGAAGGTATCATCCAGGAATGTATCTTCGGTAGCGGCTACAGTAAACACCTTCGCATTGGTCACAATGAACTCACGAAGTCCACCAAGATAACGCTTAGGCTTACCATTAGCACCAGTTGTTTCAAAGTTCTTACCGAACAGATACGCCATTTCCAAGGCAACCGAATGGGCAAACATCTTCCGCTTCTTATCGTTCTTCAGCGGATCACCAGTCCGTGCACGAGTCACTTGAACAGTACCGGTCAACTCATACGCTGTCTTGAAAATCTGAGCGAAGTTCTTGAGTTTAACAGGGTTTTCGTTAGTGACGGTAGGTGAGACTGTACCTTCAGCAAACACGTTACCAATCTTGGTAAGCGTTTCACCACCAGCCATCGCAGCTGCAGTTGAACCGGCTGCACCACGAACAATTGTAAAGGCGGTATCACTTGCAACTGCACCCACCTCAATTAGCTCGTTATCGTAAGCTGCAACTTCTGTTTTAGATACCAGGAGTAAATCGCCGATAACCAATTTAAAGCCACCAGAAACAACCTCCATTGCAGTATCACCTGAAGTTTGCGCACCTACAACTACCACTCGAACAACGTCCAGTTGTTCTTCCCACCAAGAAAATTCCGGATCGTCGGTTTTCTCAGTTTTCATTTTTGACATTAGGGCTGTCAAAGGAGCTTGGCCGTTTGGATTGCGCCAAAGAATCATCTCACGAAAATTCTTAGGCCGTTCGTCTACGCCCCAGTCTCCGGTGCCACGTAAGCCTGCAAAAGCCATCTTACATCTCCAAAGAGTTTATTTTAAATCGTCCTCTAACATCTCTTCAGCAAATGCTGTATACAAATTATCAGAGTCCAACTGCTGTGCCGCTGGTGCGGCATTAACGGCTGCTGGCTGATAGGGAGGACTGGCCGGAGGAGTCACTGGGGCTGTTGGCGCTCCAGGCGGTGTTTCTACTGGAACAAGGTCAGGTGCAATACCATGATGTAACATTACCTGCATACCAACAAACTTTGTAACCTCCTCCGTTGAAGCAGATGGATTAACCTGAGAATATACCTTAGCTACATCAGATACAGTTTTCCCATGTTCCTTCTGATTCAATTTTGGCCAAGCCGTGAAAAACTCTTTGACATAAGTCTGTTGATCTTCCACTTCCCTGAGATTTGACTGGATAAGACTAGGCATGGAGTTTGACATAAGGGTCTGCATTGCATACCACATATCTGTCCACATACGCGCCTGATACTTAGGCAGAAAAGTCCCTGGATCAGACAGTAACTGTAGAGACTCCACTTCGGACATTTCATAGTGCTTAGCTATCTTGTCCTGAAATTCCTCGCGCACCTTTAAATTGGCTGCCGCGGTTTCTTCTGCGGAGGGCTCCGGTGTTACTGGAGGCTCAGGTGTTACGGGTGTCGGCTGCGCTACAGGTGATGGAGGCGTCTCCACCGGAGGAACAACAGGTTCCACAGTAGGAGTTTCCACAGCTGGAGGTTCAGCGGGGGCAGGTGGCTCACCAGGCGCGGGAGGCTGAGGGGTTACCTCAGGGTCCGGCGTAGGCGAAACAACTTCCTCTGGTAAATCATCATCATCGTCCGTATCTTTAGACAGGGCGTCCCAAAGGTTCACTTCGGGGATGTGATCGGCAGTCCCGTCATCAACAGGAGAGGTAACAGGTTCAACTGGAGGAGTCTCCACGAGCGGTGTTTCAACCGCTGGTGAAGTTTCCACAGGAGGCGTTACAGCCACAGGTGGAGTCTCTACAGGTGGTGTTTCAACTGGCGCACCAGCCGAACCATCTTTACCCTCTCCCGCTTCTTCGCGGTACACGTGCGTTATATTACGAATATTCATAGTTGTCAAGCATCCTCTTCATTTTCTTCCGTTTTACGTGAATTAATCTCCTCATCTAACGCTTCGATGAGAAGCTCTAAAAGAGTACAAGTCTGATATATACCAGAACCCTCACCCTTCATGAACTCTTGAGACAGTGTAGCATCCACCCCCGCACAAGGTGTAAAGAAACAACTATTCTTTCGACCCTCTATCTGAGCCATAAGTACACTACGATAGAGGTCCCACCCCTGTGAGTTGCTTAGGGTCATTAACCCTTGCTGCTTGATCCTCAAGTCGTCCCCCGTCAATTCCTCTAGGGGACCCAAAAGACTCTGTGCTGACATTTCCTCTGGCATTTGCTGCTTCTCCTGCAGGTATTATGTTTCCTGCAACTCGATCACGCGCAATCTGCTCATCTGGAGTCAGTTGCACTTTAAAACGGCTAATATTCTTAGCCCCACTTAATTGCGCAGTATACGCAAAAATCTTACCTATATCATATTGCTGCATTAATTCCTCACTTCCAGCTACCCCTAGCATTAATTCCTTCCAAAGGTTCGCTAATGCAAGCTTATCTACCGGCATAGTCCCATCTACAGGTATATAATCGAAAAATCCCGTAATATTCTCAGGACTAACCATAATACCTTGTTCTGACCCTGGCTGCAAATCACCGGTAAGTTTATAGTATCTTTCAATATCTAAGTGCTGTTGTGTCGATTGAACCATCATCTGAGATTGTGGCGCAAATCCAAGGGCACTCATGTACTCAGCTTGCGTTTTAAGGCGGTTCATTGAAAATCCAACACCTCCACGCACTTCAGTAGCGGTTCTCCGACCTCCATCCTGCAGCATTCCCATTAATTGCTCATTTACGCCAAGAGTCTGCTGCATAAGGCGAGCTATAACATCTATATCGCGTATATGATTCTGAGTTACATCAGTCACCTTAAATTGTTGAATAAAATTACCAATTGGCTGACCATACGCTTCAGGTCGCATTCTGATAAGCAATCCTTGATCTGGGTCTCGTATATCCTTTGTACGCACTCGAGATGGATCAGCAACGAACATATTATTTAATGCTGACCGAACACCGAAGAAATGCGTATTTATAAGCCACGATACCACTTCATTAAGAGGCTCAGCTATCTCCATCATGGATCGCTTAAATAATGCATACCCATCGATCTCTGTTTCCAACACATTGAAAGGAAATTTGTCATGAAGTTCACCAAGCGGCTGTGCGCGTATGATAACTCCACTAATTACAGTGAAAACCCACTTCTCAGTACTCTTACCCTTTCCAAGCTTCCAATTCTTCGGTACAAGACGGACTATCATCTCGTATCCCTCAAGGCGTCCAGTCTGTGGTATATCAAACACTGAAGTATCTACCCCTGGATGACTACCCTGAGCACGATCTGGCAACTCAATAACTTGCTCATCACGATCACGATGTTCATCATGGTCACCTCGACGGTCCCCAGCCTTCTCTTTTAGATTATCTATATTCATATAGATACCCTTCTCTTTACCATCCATAATATCAAGCCAACTCATGTCCAATAAGCGACCTGCAAACTCTCCTGTCTGAAAGTCAGCTAACGAGACCCGAGTATCAAAGATAAAGTCTTGAGGTCTGATGTTATAAAGGTGATTCCCTTTATACCCTGGAAGTTCAATGGTTCTCTTAACCTTTCGTGCTGAAGCACCAGGTATTTTAAATGGACCGAAAGAAGGAGCTTCAGATACAATCTGAGAAACTCGCACAATTTCATTCTCCCAGAACATTCCAACAACGCCAACACCATGCTTGGTAGCGTCCATTAACCAAATATAATAAGGTACCAGATGCTTTCCAATCGAGGTCTGATAATCCATAACAGCCTCAATTGCCTGCACAGACGTTTCAGCAGCTCCATGACGCTCTTGATACTGCAACACTGGGATTCGCGCAAGAAACACTGAAGCAAGATATGTATGAAAGGCCATAATCAGGCCATATGAGTATGGAACCTCAATTTGCGTATATTCCTGCTTTCCAGTATTCTTAGCCGTAGTCTTTCGATCTTTATCATCCTGAGATTCATGGATAAACGATTGATAGTTCTCCAGATCGCGAGCCCACTTTCTGCGGCGATTTGAAGTAGCCTTATTCCACATACGCTTCCTATTGCGTAAGGCTTCTTCAACCTTCTTATGTAAATCTTTATTATAAGGAATCGAGATGTTCATGGACAGGCTCCAATCAATTTTTGTGCAGGCTCATCATCGTCGTAACGATCATATGTACCTTCAAGTGTTAGGTATTCCTGTGCGATTCGAGTTGCCTCTGCAACCGCCTCTATAACATCATCATGAACTACAGCAGGATACGCCGTATATTGCTCAATGAATCTAGCGTGTTCGGAGAAGCGCACATAAAACTGACCCTGTGAACAAATCCCCTTCAGAGAATCGATGATTCTATAAGATTTCTTGCGATTATCCTCCTTATCATGTACATACACCTGAATATACCGACCATGCTTAATCATAGACTGTTCAATCAGCCATTTCAAAGTACGCTGATAGCCACGTACCTCAACTCCAAACTGAAGCACTCGATACGTATTTACAAGTCTCCAAAACTCCATGATTGTCCAGTCAGGCTCATGTCCCCTTTTCTCAGCATATTCGGCGAGATAAATTGCTCCCTTAAACTTAATTACAACAGCAAGTACCTCATAGTCTTTCCCCTGAAGTCCACGAGCCAATTGGCGTTCAGATGGCGGTGGAACTGGGTCAATCCAAAGAAAAGCTTGACCACCCTCGTTTAACATATCACGACAATCCATTCCTTCAGGGTATTCTTTGAGCCACTTCTGTCTAAACGACGAAGTGGCTTCAGCAATAATCCGGCACTCCATTTCCGCGTACCAAAGAGGGAGGTCATTCGCTTCAATATGAGCTTGCTTCTCATCAAGGAGGAACTGGGTGGGATAACGCTCCTCCCAACGAGACTTTCCTACTGCGTTAAAGCAACCATAGGTAAGCGAAAACCATTGCTTAGCCTTACGGCACTCAGAAACGAGATCGAACTCATTCAAAGGCGTTTGAAGCAAGCACATCAGCGCATTAGCTGAATCTATCGGCGGAGCTAACGACTTAGCAAGCGCACCAAAGAAGAGCTTGTGTAGTTTCTGACGTTGTTCCTCAGTACTAGTGTTCTCCTCATCGCAAGGATCATCTACGATTATAAGATCAGGACGCCAATCATCAAGATTTATTCCCCGCGTCTGACCAGTCATACCTACCGCCAGTATGGTAATAGGTTCTTCCTCAATTCCATGAACTATCTCAAGCCACTCATCTGTCTTTTTCGTCCCCAGTGATAACTTAAAGAAATTAGCCCAAGGTCGATTAAACAGTATCTGACGGCGTAACCAACGTACTGAACGCTTCGCATGATCTTGTGTCTCCGACACATACATGATGGTACGAGATGTACCATAAGCAACACGTTTCGAGGTAAACATTCTCAAAAGCGTTGTTTTTCCACCACCTCTGAATACTTCTACCGAGGCATACCGATGCCCGCCCTCAAGCGCCTCCCATATCTCCACGTGGAAGTCAGGAGAATGTTGGCGTGCCGCTCTGGGAAACCATTGCCTACAATAGAACTCACCATCTACAGCTCCAAGGTTCAAGAGTTCTAAGGAAGCTGCAGACGTGAGCGGTGCAACGCGTTCTGGCATTTCGCTCATTGACCTACTATCCCCCCATCTTCCCACTTAAGCTCGGCACTAGGTACATGCTCACCACAACCGCAACAGAAGCCACCACCCTTATAGAAGGTAGGATCACGAGCAAAGGTTTCCGCAATACTAAGATGAATACGAGTCGAAACTCCACACTTATCGTGAATATAGGATCTTCGCACTGGTCTCACAAAGCCCTGAGCACGTTCTTCTTCACTAAGCACAATATACGCTTCGTTTTGCCCATCCTCGCGAACCTTGTTAATTCCAGGATGATTGTGATCTGTAGTTATTTCGCTCACTTAGAACGCCTTCGCTTACGCGGCTTACGCTTCGGTGGATGCACGATCTCAAGCGAGGAACTGGACAACTGGTTATAGGTAAATATCGGGAAAAAAACCCCGATGTTGTACTCTTCCGGACCGACCTTGTCGGCTTTTAAGGTTTCCATATCGTTACCTGTATTTCATCCGGCCTAGCCATACGAACAGCCGGCCTAAGTTCAACCATCTCAGGAAAGGGGATCGCCATATCAAACCACTGGACGAGTTCGCAGTAGGCGATCTCTATCCAGGGAAACACGTAGGCGATAATGGGACTGTACTTATGTCGGAGCTGCCACCACGCCTTTTCAGTATGGCGGAGCTTGATCTCAACGATGACAATCCGTCGAAGCTTGGCGTCAAAGAGTAAACCATCTGGCTGACAGTATCGGACACGAGATTCCCTTGCTTCTTGATACTGGAACCAAGGTGCTCTGACGTAAGCTTTTCCATACATTGCCTCTAAGTATTGATGTGCCCGACTCTCATAAATCACTCCCTTCCGTCGGCTGCCCTTGTACTTCCGTTCCGCTGTTAACATGCTCGGAACGTAATTCGCGGGCCTCGCCCATTTCAAGTTTTCGATTATCCTGAAGTTCGGAGGTTTGAGTTTGAGGTGGGGACTCTGCGGTTTCGCTAGAACTCTCAAGGGCCCTCCCGTAGTGTTGAGACTGACGAGCACGCGCCTCGATAAGGGCGGCTTGATTCACAGTCAGGTTATTATTTGTGGTATTAATAATGAGCTGCGCGGACGCCTTCTGACCGCCATAGCCAAGGGCTTTCAGTGTTGAGTCAGCTATATCCTTGACAAGCCGCCCATCCTCGGTCTTATCGAGGATTACACCTAGCTTTTCAACAGAGGCGTGGGCGACACCGGCGATTTTGTCCTGAAGCGGAATGATCACCTGATCGAATGCGTCAGCCTGTTTATTCTTTAATAAGGACTGAAACGCGTCCTGATTTATCAGTGTGCTAAGCCAGCTTTCAGTGATACCAAAGATTGGGGCACAAAGTCGTTGCTGCGCCTTTCCTGGATTCGCAATAAGCCAATCCGCGATCGCATTGTGATTCACCGTCAGCTTTTTGATTTCGTAGTTAAACTGCATGGCTCAAGTCTCTAAGAGTATGTGCGCGAGCCTACCACACTCGAACGCGTTTGTCAAGCTAAATCTGCCCCGCTGTAGCTGGAGACAGTTCTTGTTCGCTTACGGCGAATGCTTGTAAGTTGAAATCCAACTTACAATAATTTAAGGGTGCAACCCGAGGTGCTTATTGCGCCGATGGCGCAGATGCAATAGTTTATCAAAAGCTCAGGAGATCGCGCTAGATGGCTTAGAGATAGAGGCCTGGAGGGGTCGGGTGGGGGTGATGGCGGCCCCCTGGGAATGATTCGCATTCGCATTAAGCGGTCATCACTGTGGCCGGCGATGTACCATTTTGGCCAAGGTCGCATTTTGAATGGTTTAGGTCGCATCGAGGTATGCTATTAGGTATAGACTTGTCATACTGATTTGACTAGGACATGGGGTGTTCCCCTGTGTTTATGGGTGGATTCCCATTCGCGTATCGCTTGATCTTTAACAATTTGCTAAGGTTTACAAGGCGTTCCACGCGCGCCTGTTATCGCGTGGTTGCTAGGAGTTCATAATGAACATAGCCAAAAAACTGGTTGGTGAATCCAGTATAACATTTACCTGGGCGGACGAAACCAGCGAAACAATCGGGTTGAGTCTGTTTAACGAAGCGGTTATTTATCGCGCCGCTCTTCACGGGTTCAGCCAGAAACTAGGTGATAGTTATTCTGGCATAACCAACGTAGCGGAGGCGAAGCTTGCAATGCACGGAGTTTTAGCCGCATTGAAGGCTGGCGATTGGAACCGCAAAGGAGGCTCTACAGGTGGAATATGGGTTGAGGCTTTGGCACGTGCCACAGGCGAAACCCTTGAAGCCGCACTGGAAGCTTGGGATAAAATGTCGGACGAGGTGAAAACCGCGACTAAAAAGCATCCTGATTTGATCAAGGCACAAGCCGAGATTGGATTGGAACGCGCCCAAGCCAAGGCCGCTAGTCTCACCGAGACCGGTGACGTGAAGCCGCTCACTTTAAGCTAAGGAAGTAACGGGGCCAAGGATGGCCTATTTTTAAGGAATTATTATGCAAGTTTATATTGTTAGTTTACTAGAAGAAAGCAACAGGGACAGCATCATACAGGTTTATGATGACCAAGCTGAAGCTGTAAAGCATAGGAACGCGATTAGAAAAAGTAGGCACTTTCGTTCTGATCACGATCGATGTAAAGTAGAGACGTATACTGTGCAATCTAAATACGTCAGTTAATCTTGAGGCCCCTGAGATGGGGCTTTTTTTTCGGGCGCGGGAGTTGATAGACCAACAAATTACAGCTTTTGAAACTAGTGATTGCTACCTGGCACTAGCTGTGATAAACTGGTGGTTCAACAATCAACGTAATGGAGCGTAATATGAAAATCCTAACGGTTAACTTATTGTATTTTAAAAGCACCAAGGGAACGCACGTTTATCATGCTAAAGATCAAGAGCCTGAAGCCGCTGTTACTTCACTATATGTGAAACGCGGTTCACTACCAGACGTCCCACCACAGCAAATTCAAATTGACCTAAGTTTTCCTGAATAAGTTTTTAACACTTTGGCCAAGGATGGCCACCCTCCTCCCCAGTTAAATCAGACCACCAACAATTCCCCCTGGATCAACAAATCGCATTTCCCCAGTTTTCCCCCCAAATTTCCCTTTCGGTGGGGTATTTTCCCTAGTTTCTCCATTTCGCTATTCTGCACCCCCCGGCCCATGCATGTATGTAAGTACTAAGGTATAAATATTTTTTTTTTATTTTCACTTACCCCTTACTAAACACACAGATTGGGGTGGGGGGGTGGTCCAAATAGGAAAATGGAGAAACCCGGCGAAATGGGGGTACATAAAGGGGAAAGCTCTGGCTAAAAGGGAAAATGAGCAGCGGATAAGCTCGAAATCAATAGATTTGACACCTGGGCTGAGTCGTGCCATAATGGGTTTCAACTCAAATTGAGAGACCTCCTATGACTAAAGTCAAGAAGCCTGTACATATGACCGAGTTTTCAACTATACTCCTCGCTGAATTGTTTATACACTTGAAACACATTGGCGTTCCATCCAGTAGAATTGCTAGAATACTGGACGTATCCACTCAAAAGATCAGCGCGATATGTCGTCATGCCAAGAAGTAAGAACCCTGATAAGTTCCCATCGGTTTTCAAGGACCTACTGCTCGCAGCATTTGCAGCTGGTGAAACTGGAATCACATGGAAGTGCCCCAATAAGCGTATTGCCCAACGCACTCGTATGCAACTTTACGCATACGTCAACGCTGTTGATTTTCGAGAGGATAGTATAGCTTTGCCGGATGAGCTGCGAGAAGCTAAACGCCTTCATCAAATTCAAATCACTGTAGGTGCGACAGAAGATGGCGCATTTATTAAACTCTTGAACAAAAACTTTGCTCCTGAGAACCTAGCAATCCAAGCCGCCCTCTCGGACCTTGGTCCGCTGTCTCCCGACACGCCTGAAGATATCGAGAATCGAGCGAAAGCCGCACGGATCATCGCCGAGCATATGAATGAAATAGCAGCGGCAGCTACTCCAAAGCTTGACTCTTCCGAACCGGCGGTGCCGGAGAATAAAGCTGTTAACCCTGAGGGCGATCTGTCCTCGCTTTTCACTAAAACTTAACGGAGAAATCCTATGCAAGACGATATACCTGATATATCACAAGCCGGTTCATCCGGTCCTGTGGCCGATGCTGGACCTAATACACCTGCTGACCTTCCTCAAGCCGATGCTTCCATCCCTCTCGATCCTCCAGACTTCCTAGCGGGACAGCCGGGCCAAGGCCCGGAAGCCGAAGTTGATGAACGCATTTTAGTTGAGTGGAACAAGAAGCAATTCGAAGTTGTCTGCACGCAATACGCAGATAATGAAAATACCTGTATTGTCTTACTTAACCCAAACACCGGTTCCATAGAAGCTAAAGCCTCTGTTAATCTGGCCAAGCTGCCTCTATATCGTGTACATATCAAGAACTACAGTGAGAATCGTGGCATTGCTGAGGTACTAACTTCAAATCGACTAGTTCAAGGTGTTGGTGCGGCAATCAGAAATGGTTCCGAGGAATTCGAGGAATTCGAAATCCTACCAAGGCTTGGAAAGCACTTCGGCATCGAGACACCTGACTTAGTTCCTCCACTTGAATTGGATGAATCCTTAACTCAGGATATTTCCGGCGAAGAACCTAGCGCCGGTCCTCAGTATCCTGAGGAAACAGATTCACCCACCACTCACAGTGAACTGGAAGCTCAGCATCATACCAACCTCGTGCAAAAGGCTCAAGCTGAAAAAGCTGAGAAAGAGCAGCTTGAACGCGATGCAAAGACTGATCCACCCGCCACCGCGTAATAAGGGGTTGACAACCTCCGTAGAATGTGGATAATGTATTTATGGGGGCGGTACTTAATCGCCCCTCTTTTAACCTAAACCAAGAGGAATAGTAAGATGGCAGAAAAGAAAGTTTCCAAGGCAGTAAGTGACACAGCAGTCACGTTCGAATTCGCCACTGGCGAAGTGGTCGAGGTATCTCCGAAGGACTTTTCGGGGGATATTCAAAAGCAGCTCATGCTACATGGTCTGTCCCAAAAGCTGGGTGATAGCTATTCTGGCGAGGATGCAGATAAATGTCATAGCATCTTCACCGGCGTTTTAGTTAACCTGAATGAGGGCAACTGGTCTGCACGTGCAGGCGGCGGTGGTTCACCGCGTATCTCTCAACTGGCTGAAGCTCTGGCTCTTGAAACTGGTGAGACTGTTGAGAAGTGCGTTGAAATCCTGTCGGCAATGGATGACGACAAGAAAAAAGCCGTTCGTGTGCATCCTGCAATTCAGGTTCAACTGAGTCAAATCAAGCTGAAGAAAGCTGCGGCAGATGCCGAAAAGCTGAAAGCCGAGCTTGGTGGCAAGGAAGTTGCTCCTTTAACCTTACAAGGCCTATAGCCCAGGCTAAAGTCCTCCTCGTGCAGTTCTCCAATTGTAACGAGGGGGCAATGAATTGAGTTGTGGTTATCCGCCGCAAAGAGTGATCGCCTTTGCTGCCCCTGTCGGTTAAATAGGTGAACCTAGTTCAGTAAAAAGCGGATTCAGGTGTGCGGGTGTTGTGCCGAGCCCGTTGTTGAGGTAACTCCTAGTGCCTCAGCTTTCCGTGTAGTCGGCGCATAGGTCAGGTTTCCCTTTAAAAGATCACCTGCCCCTGATTAGCCCCCAGGCTCGAATACTCCTGGGGGCTGTCAAAACTCTCACAATTAGTATTTGACACCTTGACTAAAACCATGATACAATAATTGCATTATGAATAATTCATAATTGTCTGGGTAATTTGGCCCAGGTTTTCTAGGAGAAACTTAAATGTTTATTGTTATTTACTATGATCCAAGCACCAATAGGATCGATCATTACGAGATTAATGATAAAGAGGCAGCCTATACGTTTGGCGATGGACTTGTAGAAGGTGGAGCTCCTGTTGTTAAAATACTGGAAGTTCGCAGTAATGCTGTTTTAGCCGAGCATGCTCGCACAAACGAAGACGTGAAAAGACGCGCGAGGGGTATGTAATGAAAGGCACTGAGAAATTCCAGCGAAATGGCGTTGAATGGGAGGTAATATGCACCTCTCAATTTCATAACGAATACACTGGTAAATACTACGTGGCCAAGATGGTGGAACCCGTCGATCAGGTTTTGCTTGAAAAACTCGGAACAGTACTTTTTGAAAAAGAAGTTATTTTCCTCGAAGGATCAGAGAAGGGACACTATAGTGAGAAGATCGAATATAATGTATTGGATTTACCTCCCGCAGTTCAGGGACTTTTATCGAAACTTCGTAGACAGGCTATTGAAACCATGCACGCTACCAACTCTCTTGATGGTATTCTAGACCAGCTTATAAAATCGAAAATAGCCGAAAAGTTACCTGATAGTATAATGCCTGATGGTATTGCAGGTGTTATGTTTTCGCCAAAGCCTAAACCTGGGGAATGGAAGCTCTATGGAATCGACTCTGAAATCGAATTCCCCTACGGAGAGATTGTTAAGGATACTCAGGGTAATAGGTTTGAGTTAGTAGGCGGGACACCTCCTCATGATTCACAATCTACTGGGTTTATTAGAGTTATTGACGGGTTCAACGAGAAGCATGAATATTCGACTCACATATTCAAACTTGAATGGCGGAGAGTAGAGTCGCCATGAACCTCGATGACCTCATAGCTGATGCGGTCAAGCGTAAGGAGGTGAAAGCTCCCAAGCGTGCCGCCAAAACT